CGGTTGGCAAGGTCACGGGTCAGTTCGGCACCGTTGGTGGAGAGCTGCCACAAGAACGGCGTGACATCGATGTCAGCCTCGGCACGCAGGGCGCGTGCGGCCACCTTGCCCAGCCCGCGGATGGCTGTTTCCATGATCTGTGAATCCATGCGACCGCGGAAGTTGTCGAAGCTGATAAATGGACGGCCAGTGATTAGAGCGCGGGAAACTCTTTCATCCAAGCTCCCCACGCCACCGGCTGCCTGTGTGATCGCGCTTGGATGCTCACGGTAGATCGCGTGGATCATCTTGAATCGGAAGCTCTTGCCCGATTGTGATTGGTCAGCCTCGGCAAGATCGAGGGGGAAATCGTCGTCGATCCATCCGCCCATCTTCATCGCCGGGGAAATCAACGAAGCCATAGCGCGTGAAGCATCGCCACCGTCTGGAAAATCGAAGTCGATAAGACATCCCGCCAAAATCTCAATCGCATCGTTTAAAGCGACCGTTTGAACTTCCTCCCCGCCGGTCACGAACGTCCCGCCTGCGTGGGGATGGTAGCCCTTGCCGATCACGGCTGCGTTTCGGTCACCGTCTGGGATCAGAACAGGTGACGACACCATCTGCCGGATGCGCGGAAGGAACTCGCGGGCGCCATCGGATGACAATGCCACATCTGCGGACGATGCTGGGAACGTGGCCGATCGCCAGCGCATCGTGCCATCTTCGCGGGCTTCGCGGCGCATCACCCTTGCACCGAACGTTTCGATGAGTGAGACGAGGCGCTTGGCGGCGACCGGAACCATTGCGAAAGCATCGGTGTCGTCTGCCGCCACCTCATGCACCAGCGTCCCGCGCATAAACAGGCGGTTGGTCGGTGCGATCACGGCGAAAATGTGCTTGGATGCCAGGTCATGCCCGATCTCTCCTGCGGGGACGGGAAAAACGTCTTGGGGGATGCAGGTGGGGTCATCATCCGCATCCTCGATGGTGCGGTGCGTGGCGGCGTTCTTGCGGTCATTCTCCGGCATAGGCGAGTCATAGACCGTGCGGATCGCGTCCCTGACTTCGTTAGTCTGGTATTGCCGGCGCAGGCTGCCCTCGTAGCCTTGGAGCTTGGTGGCGGTGTCAGCTTCGGACATGTTGGCAAACCGGCAATGCCATGCGGCTTGCATCAGCCAGGCGTGGATATTGTGAAGGGGTGGTTCGGGAAACGCCTTGCGCGGTGCCTTGATCTTAATGCCGGGCTTCTTGGGCTTGGGAGTGTTGGGACATGTCCCGTTTGCAGCGACCGGCTCGAAGACCGCCGTGCGGTCGAGGTCGAGCCATGCGCCGGGATCGTGGGAGACGAACATCAGGCGGACTGGATCCTTGCAGGCCTCGTCGATGGTCAGGTTGTGGGCGCGGAAGTGGTTGCGGGCGGCTGCGAACGCTGCGACGTGCTCGTCACGGGTGGTGCAGACTGGGATGCGGGCGATGCCCTTCACGCCGTGACCGCTGGGCGAGACGAATGCTGCGACGATGCGCGGCTCGGCTTGCAGGATCTCGACAATCTCTTCCGGCGTCCATCCTACGTTGTCGGCGGCATCGAAGTCGAGCTGGAGCAGCCCGCTGTGGCTGAACCTGCCCTCCTCGATGGCCTTGGCACGCTTGCCGTCGGCTGTGCCGGAAATGCTGACCGCTTGGAGGTCTTTCTTGGCTACCGCGTAGCCGTCGTCGTCACCGGCGGCCAGCGTCGAGCGCAGCCGGGCGATCTTGTTGGCGAACTCGTCGGAGCGGATCCCGTCGATCAGGTCGGAGAGCGTGGTTGTCGCCGTGGCGGTCGAGGCCGTAGCGGAGGAGTAGAAGTCGATTTCGGGGTGTTGCATGGTAGTTGTGGTCATGGTTTTTTATTTTTATTCATCATCGGCAGATTCAATAAGACGATCAAAATAAGATAGTGCATCTTGCTTTTTTCTTCTTGCTGCACATCCAAATAAATGTTTGTAGGGATTACCGACAGCATTACCAAACAGATGCCAATTTGGATTTGAATCAAGTGCGTATTTAAACTCATCTCCAGCTTTTATTATTTCTCCTTCATCCAACAGACGATACCCATCAGGAATAGCAATTTGCTCATCAATCACATTTAAATTTTGTGGGTAAATAGAAATTAAATCATGGCAATCAAAATCAATAAAAACATTTCCGTTCTTAATAAGAATCCTATTGATATTTAACACAAGATTTCTGAAATCAGATTGCTTCAAAAAATCTTTTGTAAGGTCTTTGCATTGTTCAATTTCTTCATGACAAGAACGGCATACAGTTGTTAGGTCTCCATTTTTAGCGTCCCACGGTTCTTTTGAGTATTGCCAATGATGCACGTTCTGAGTAGTTGATGTGTCTCCGCATTGGGTGCATGTAAAATTATCACGTTGCATAATTTCCAGCCGTTTGCGCTGCCATCTTGGGTCTTTCAGTTTTTCTGAGTATGTCTTCATAAATTAAACAGGCGCGCCCCGTTCACGAGAATGGCTGACCCTTGGCAATACCAAGGCACTCTCGCGCAACGGGGCGCATTTTGTTTGCGTGTGATTTCATCGGGGCAGCACCGAAGGTCGCTAGTGGCGACGGGGTGAGAATATGTGGCTTTGAGGATCATGCAAGGTTTTTGTTCTCAGTCGTCGTAGCCAATCGCGTCTTTCAAGCGTTTGAGCGTGCAGATGTCGCCATCGGCGAGGTGCAGGTTCTCGTCAATCGTTGCGCGGATGGCAAGCTCTAGTGACTCAATCATACAGGCGGCATCCCGCAGGCACATCGATGGGATGTGGTCAGGAGCTTGGATGTCTGCCGCGAGGATGCGGAGGGCTTTGGGCATGTAGTTCAGTTCTTTGGCGGTCATATTGTTATTTTGGAGAGAGTCATGCGCTGGAGAGCGCGGACGGCGTGGAGCATACCGGTCTGGGTGTCGGATTTGTTGCGGAGAGCCTCGGCCACTGCATCGTCGATCGTGCCAGGTGCGATGATGCGGTAGATGATCGTCTCGGCGGTCTGTCCGGTTCGGATCAATCTCGCGTTGGTCTGGACGTAGGTTTCGTGGCTATACGTCAGCGAGCACCAGATAGCGATCCGGCAGGACTTCTGGAGCCCGTCGATGCCGTGGGAGAGTGAGCGCGGATCCGCGACCCAGATTGGGATGCGACCGTCCTGCCACTCACCTAAAAGCATCTCGTCGAACATTCGTGCTTCGGGGATCGCGGCGAGGATGCGGGCGCTTTCGTGCTTGAAAGCGGTGAGGATCAAGACCGGCTCGCCCTTGTGCTTGTCGAGCAGACCGCGCAGCGCGTCGAGCTTGGCCGTGTGGACAGGCAGGACGTTCCGGTCTTCGTCATAGACCGCGCCGGAAGTTAGCTGGAGCAGCTTGTTGACCAGTACGCCGGCGGATGGTGCCGTGATCTGGCCATCGGCAATCTCGGCCAGCATCTCCTTCTCCATCGTCTTGTATTGTTTGCGGGCAGCAGGCGGTAGGGTCGCCGGTATGTCTATGATCGAGGATGATGGGAGGTCGTTCGGATCGCCGACCATCACCAGCGCGAGGTCGGAGAGGCGGCGGTCGATCTGTTCCTTCGCGCCGGTAACGAGCTTGTAGGTGTAGCCCATGTAGTCGGCAGGGTAAAAATGCTCGTCCTTGTAGCTGGCGAACGTCTTGCCCAACCGCTTGCCATCGTCGAGCATCCGCACCTGCATCCACAAATCGAGGTAGTTGTTTGGGATCGGCGTGCCGGTTAGCCCCCAGCGGCGGGTGATGGCGCCGAGGTGCTTGTGGAGGGCTTTGAAGCGTTTGCTCTGCGGGTTCTTGGCAAGGCTGAGTTCGTCAATCACCAGCGTGTCCACCGGGCAAACGAACGTCTTGCGCTTTGGAAACATCAGCGGCAGGCGGTTCGGCAGCAGCTCGGAGTTGATCAGGTAGATGTCGGCAGTGCCGTCCAGCCACGCTTGCAGCCCCTCGGCGGTGCGCAGGTTTACCACGCGCATCCATGAGGTATGCGCCCACCGAGCCACCTGCGCCGGCCATGTGATCGAGCAGACGCGGAGCGGTGCGACGATCAGCGCACCTTTGAGCTGGCCGCAGGTGGCGAGCGTGTCCAGAGCGGTCAGCGTGACAACCGTCTTGCCCTTGCCGGGTGATACAAAAAGTGCAGCCCGGTCGTTAGCGAGTAGATGCTCCACCATGGGGATTTGGTAATTGAAAGGCTCGAAGGTTTCGGTCATAAAAGGATTTGTTGAGACGTTTTGCGAGCGATACGTGCTTTTGCGATTTCCAGATACTCTGCATCGCGCTCGATGCCGATGAACTGAAATCCTTCCAGCACCGCCGCCTTGCCCGTGCTACCGCTGCCCATAAACGGGTCAAGCACGATACCCTCAGGAGGTGTAACGAGCCTACATAGGTAGCGCATCAGGTCGGTGGGTTTGACGGTGGGGTGGTTGTTCTTACGCTCAGCCTCAATTCTCCCTCGACGCTCCCAAGATGTTCCAGACGGCCTGTCGTCGCCAATGCTTGCCTTTTTAGCTTCCCCCTCGCATCCCTCATCCCGATCCTTCTTGCTGGCTTTAGGCACATAAAAAAAACGTGATGCGGAACCTTGCTTATCAGATGGGAACAACTCCACCACCTCGTCGCTGCCGTCGTGGATGAGGTTGGCGGGCCAGCGGCCTTGCAACGGCGTCTCAACATCTTGCCCGCCGCTGCCAGTGTTAAAATTTTTGGCGTTTCTGCGAGTAGGGAATGTGGGGCTTGGCTCTGTCCCCACCCTGCACCCATCCACATTGATCGCCCCCGTCCCATGCTCCAGCACGTTCGCCGCTACCGTCTTTTCACCGAGAGGCTTGCGTGCTACGGTGATCGGCTCTAGCGCGGGCTTCAGCGCGGTTCCCCAGCCTTCCCAATCACCGCTACCCGTCGTGCCATTGCCTTTGCCACGTGTCCATGCCTCGCCGGGGGTCTCTGCCCTTTGTGGCTCAGGTTTTGCCAGCTCTTCAATCCTTGGCGGGATGCTGCCTTGATGCTGCGACTTGAAGCCCTGCCACTTGGCAGCGGTCGGCACAAGCGCCCGCCGCGCCATCACGGGCCTTTCCTTGGTGGCCGCGTTCACAATCTGAATCTCGCAATCCCAAAACCTGCGGCCCAGCGTTTGGCTCACGGCCTCCAGTGTTGAGTTGTCTCGCAGCCACTGACAGAACTCGATCTCCTCCGCCTTGGGTTCCGCCTTGGGTTCCGCCTTAGGTTCCGCCAGCTTTGCGATGGCGGCGGCCACGTTGAGCGACTTCGGAAACCCGCTGCCATACACCCACGCGATCATGTCCCGTATCTCAAATCCAGCATCCTCAATCCTCACCGCCATCCGATGCTGTGTCCTTGTCCCAGCAAACGCCAGCAAATGCCCACCAGGCTTCAACACGCGCAGACACTCAGCCCACACCTCAACGCTAGGAACATCATAATCCCACTTCTTCCCCATGAAACTTAACCCATACGGAGGGTCAGTCACAATCGAATCGACCGAGTTGGCGGCCATGGTCTTCAAAACTTCTAGGCAGTCGCCGTGGTGTAGTTGGTAGTTCATATCAGTCATTGGTAGGTCATGGTAATAAGGTCAATCAGCCGCTTACCCGCCGCAATGTCGTCGCAGGTAGTGGCGTGGAACGTGTGATGGGCCAGCCGGTCGAGCCAGCGGGCTTGCAGCGCGGTTGGCCGCTTGCCCGGCGCCTTGAACTCGACGAACAGGACGCGGCCTTGGTAGAGGAACATGCGGTCGGGTTGCCCTTTCTGGTTTTGCCCAGATAGTTTGAGAGTCAGGCAGCCCTTGGCCTTGGCGTAGGCGCAGACTGCCTGTTCGATGGTGGATTCTCTCATCGTTTCGTGGTTAGGGATTGGATGGCTGCACGCAATCCCTCATACGCCAGCATGGTATTGTGTCTGTTTTTGGCTGCAATAAGTATGGTTGCTGCATTGACAGCCTCCGCCAGCCTGTCCCGCTGCTCGGTGACGGCGGCGATTTCGGATCGTAAATCATCAGCAATATCCGCGATTGCTGCCGACCATTCGCGGGAGAATTCTATTTTTTCCCTCGCCTCGTCCCGCTGCTCGGTGACGGTGGCAAGCTCGGTAGCTAGACCAAGATTCGCTTCCCGCAACACCTCGACATCCTTCGGGAGCATCCCTTCTGGTAGCCCTTCGGCTAATTTGTCTGCATACTCCCGCGCCTCGTCCCGCTCGCGCCTAGCTTCTTTTAGCAACTCCCATGCAGCCAGTTCGTCGTGGATCGGGCTGTCGCTCCATGTGTGGTCA